GGTTACTAAAGCACAACCAAAACCTATTAGGCGTATTCTCCGTAAAAAAGCCCGCTGCCACTGCCCATATCGTATCATCAATACCGCTCGCCTCATCAAACACCAGCATCACGCCTGCGAAGTTATGCACCCCCGCGTAGCTGTCTGGATTCTCAGCCGACCACAGCCGCCCCTCAACACCCCAGTATCTTGTGCCCATCTTCAGGTCGCGCTCGACCAGTTCCGAGATCCACTTCGCCGGTAGCACCCGCGTCGCGCTTACCTCGAACCAATGACTGTGAAGTGACATACTCAGCCACTTCGTTATCTCGGCCCAGGTGACGCTGCGGAGCTGCGCCTCAGAGTTAGCCGACACGATGGTCGTCGAACCGATCCGTGTGGTCAGCATCCAGATCACTAACCATGAGACTAAGGCAGATTTACCGATGCCGCGCCCTGAAGACGTCGCCATCCTAAAAGTCTCAAAGTCTACTCGACCGCCGTTTGCTTTGATGTGTTCGCGCAGCTCAACTAAGACCTCTAGCTGCCATCGACGCGGCCCCTCAAAATGCTCAAGAGGCGTCCCTGGCTTCCCCCACGGGAACGCGAGTCTCACGAACGCCAGCGGGTCGTTCTTGATCTGCGGCGACCATAAGGTCGCCATAAGACGCTGTTCCTCCTCCGGGGAGTATATCGGCACTTGCATCTATTATCTGCCCTTCAATGACCCGTTGCTGCGCCTCCTGAAGCGCCGCCGTAATAGAGATCGTCTGGTTGACCTCGACGCTGACCGCTTGTTTAGCAACCCAGCCATGCACATGCTTTAGGATGTCAAGCGCAGCCTTTGCATCGCCCGCCAGCGCCGCGTTTCTTAGAACGCCCGCCATCTCCATCTCGCCGTCAGCGCGTCCTTTGGTTTCGTAATACTCTGCGATCGGATCGAGTTGGATAAGCCGACGATACTCGACTGGCATCATATCACAGGCCAACGCCAGTGCGTCGCCTTTTAACCCCCGCCGCGCCGCTTCATAGATCTGACCGAGCCGTTGCTCCGTCGCTTCGATCTTGCGCGGCTCATAAGGTAGCGATTGGAATGTCATAAATTCTTTTATCATGAGCTGCAAATTTTAAAAATAAAAAATTTTGTGTCGTTAATTTTAAAAAATAAAAAATTTTGTGCAGCCCCTTCGTATACCTTTAAGGGATGGTCAAGGCCCAGACCCCCTCCCCCAAATGTCAACTACCAGCTCAATGTAAACAAATGTCAACTTAACTTAGAATGTAAACTTAAAGTAAAATGTTAAGTCAAATGTCAACAAGAGTTGGGTGATTGTTGGGTGTTATGGGTTGTCTGGGTGATGGGTTTTAAGTCGCTAAATGTTTTTCAACGTGCGTCGCACGTTCACGGCTCATTTGACTTATATCAATTATTATATTTATTAAATATTTATAATTATAATAATAACACATATAGCCCAAAGCTATGATATTGCGACAGTCCAAGGCCTTGGCTTACAGCCCATTTGACGACCACGTCACAACCCAAAACACCCAGGAAAATCACCCATAAAAACTATCTTGCAATTTTCTGTAAAATAATGTTTGACACTTGTGAATAATTGCGCTACATATTTTCTTACAGACAAACGAGGGGGTTGTAACATGTCACTAACCGAGTTTTTTGAATCAGTAGCCATCGGCTTCGGTCTGGTCATGCTGGCGCTGATGACAGTAGCGTCACCATTTATCCTATTCAGATAAGGGGAAAGACAATGAATACTTACAACATCGAATACACAGACACATTTGGCGGCGACGCAAACTATTCGTGGGTGCGACGCGCAACTGTGACCATGCCGGAGCTAACGCATTATGGATATGATGGCGGCACTAACTATTCCAAAACCAATAAAGTCTATCGGCGCGAGCTGATGAAGAAAGCCAAAGCCGCTATCGGCCTAACAGGCGCTCGCGGGCGCGTCACGGAATATGGCGACACGATAGACTTCCGGCCATACGGCTGCTGCACAGTCTTATTTATTACTGTCGAATACTGAGGGAGAGAAATCATGGAAGCCAAACTAGAAAAGCTATTGCGCTATCATCGCCAGCGCGTGTTCGACGACATAACCGGCGAGTTACACGAGCGCGCGTTAAAACGTCTAAAGCGGACGCGCACCTTCAAAGATATGTGCGAGCGCCGCCAAGACGCGACGCGTCACAAATCATCCGAGCGCCTACTGCGCGCATATGCTTAAGGGAGCGAAATCATGAGCAATTATAACGGCTGGACTAATTATGCGACATGGCGCGTCAATTTAGAAATGTTTGACGGTTATGATCCGTATGACTGTGGTCATGATTCTAGCGTCACGGCTTATGACTTAGGTCTTAGCCTTAAAGAAATGGCGGCAGAATCATTAGAGCAAGAAATTGGCAATGCTGAAGGCTTGGCCTTCTCATACGCTATGGCCTTTCTTGTTGACGTCAATTGGACAGAGATAGCGCAACATATGATCGACAATTATGGGGAGAGAGCAGCATGAGAACTTTTACTTACTATTTCGATGAGCTTTCAATACTGCCGCGCTATGCCGTCTATGCCGTTGGAGAGGCGGACGTATCATACGACATAGCGTCGCCAGAGCCTGACGTGGGGATATTCGAGCATTATGCGACAGATATAAGCATAGACGCTATTGTCATCTATGGTCATGGGCATAATGACAGTAAACTGAATATAGACGCAGACCATTGGCTTTATGCGCACATAGAACAAGCGCTATTGGACGATGAGAGCTTGGCATATGCCTGCATGGAAGACGCCGCATGAAACAAGCACTATACGTTATAGGGCTGGCGACATGCGCTAGCCTTTTAATTCCGGCAATAGCCTTAGTCTTACTCTATACGATAGGGGGATAATATGTCACGTATGGCCGAGTATTATGACTTCCAACAAATGCTCTATCTGCTATCAACGCGCGCGTTAGAGATAATGCTCAACTATGAATCAGATACTTTCCGGCATAGCCTAATCAAAAAAGAGATTGAGGCGCGCAAATGACCGATGATCAAAGATATTTATTTTTTGAGGCCGGATGGTATGCCGCCATCGACGCCGCAATAAAAGAAACCGAATCATTGACCGGCGATAAGGCGACGGCCAGTAGCGGGCTATCGCGCACGTTTAAAACAATGTCAAAACTAAAAAAATTAAGGGGAAAGCCTAATGAAGAAAGTAAAACAAATCTTATTGGAAGAAGCGCTGGACAGTAACCTCTCGCCGGAGCAGGTCTTAAGCTATAGCAGGCGGCAAGACATCCTATGGACGCGCTATCGCATATACTGGCGCGCCCGCAAGGAAACCAACGCCAGCTATCCACAGATCGGGCGCGTGTTAAAGCGCGACCACACAACAGTCATACATGGGGAGCGCTGTTATCAAGCGAGATTAGATGGGAAAGAATATAGAAAACCAGGGCGTAATGTCGGTTATAATAATAGCGATAATCGAGATTCTATTGGGTGTTAAATGACTTATATGTGCTACACATCTAACCAATGTGTAGCCTTCAGGATACAAAAGAGCGAAAAATGACAGACCATTTTAAAGAACAATACGAGGCCATACAGGCCGTTATACCCGACGTGCCTAGGGATATGCCTTGCTACCAAATTAACGTGCCTTTGTGGCTGTTCTGGCGCAAGGTGGACCCCACGGCAACCGAACACCCCATAATGACGGAGCAAGAAATAACGCGACGTCTTGACCTGCTTTACATGGGCGACGGCACCTGCTAAACAAGGTGAGGCAAACCTCCCTTATTTGCTGGCTTTGGCTCCGCGTTCACCCCTAGCGCGGAGCCTTTTTTATTTCTGGCCGTAGAGCTTCATAGGATAATTATACGAGGCAGTGCCACCATAGTAGCCAAGCATCTGTGGCGGCTCTTCAGGCGGCCCTCTAAAGGCATCTGAGGCCATAGGATGCGCGCCGAGCAGCATAGCGTTAGTCGGCAGGTCGGTCGGTTGATAAAACCAAGGCATATTTCTGACATATGGCATAAGCGCCTCGCGCATAGCGTTCATGCCGCTAGCAACGGGACGGCTTTCTATGTATGGATTTGATTCAAACTGACCATATTGAGGCGCGGCATCGTATGGCGAATAAAACGGCGACGACTGATCCTGGCGCTTTGGTAAAGTTTGCTGGAACTGCTGGCGTTTCGCCTTAAAATCCTCTATCGCTTGCTGGTTCAATAGCTCAACAATAGGATCTTTTTCGTCTTTTTTAATAGTGAGCTTTGCCATGCTAGAATCCGAGTATAAGCGCCAGCTAAAACAGCTTCAGCAAGAAGTGACGCAAGCCTATCTTAAAGGATATGAAGAGGCACGGCAACGCTGTGATTTTGACCTTAGCGCGACATCCGACGAGATCCGACGCCTACGCTATGCGCTCGAATTGGCGATAGAGATGGTCGAGGACACGGACAAAGCGCTGATAATAAAAGCGCTGCGAAACAAATAAAAAGATCTCGGACTATCGACATAGCCCCTCCGCGCATGTGTCATAGATCGTCTTCG